TGGCGGATCGGGTCTCGGCTCAGGCGAACCCCTGGTCGGATCGGGGGGGGGGGTCTTCGACATCTCCCACCACCGCTCACCCCACCTTCACGCCCCAGAAGGATGTATGGTCGGCAGCGAAATACCCATCCGCCATTCGGAATGCGCCCTGTAGCTCGACGGTGTCGCCTTGCTCAAGCGGCGCCATGGTCTGCAGCCATAGCGCCGTCGCCTCGGAGGCGTGCGCGCCGGATATCTCGCCGAACGATCCTCGGATCTCGGTCGAACCGTTCAGCACGAGTCGTCCGCGCATCCGAGCCGTGGTGCTGGAATTGACCTTGTAGAGCAGCGTGGCGCCGAACAGATACGTGCCGGCGACCGGGGCGACGAAACGGTTGTTGCCGGCATCGAACGCGCTCTGGTCGTTGTAGTCGGTGTTGTTGATGCCGATCTTCGTCCAGGTGTCGACGGCGACATAGTTGTCATAGTTGGTATAGCCCTTGAAGCGCGGCAGCCGAGGCTGGTCGACGATGCCGGTGGCGTTATCGACGATCAGCCCGTCGAAGAAGGTGCTGCCGTCGGCGGAGACCGCCAGCCGGAACCTGTCCGAACCGAAGAGGCCCATCAGCGCCTTGGTAACGTAGGCGGTCTGAAGGGTGAGCCCGAGGTCGCGAGCGGCGGCCTCCTTGTTCATGGTGTAGAACAGATCGCCGGTGCCCCCTTCGGCGATGGTCCTGGCGGTCCAGAGCGCGGCATTGAGCTTGGCCGAAAACGGATTGGCCGCATCGGCGGTGGTTCCTATGCCGAGCAGCGCCATGTTCTGCAATTCGGCGGGCGTCGTGCTGATCCAGTCGGAGCCGTTGTAGACCAGCAGCAGGCCCTCGTCCTCGACCCATGCCCGCCAGCCGGTGCGCGGTGGAAGGCGAAGCCAGGCACCGTCCGTCCAGAGCGCGACGTTCAGATCCCAGCTCGCCCACGCCCCGGTGGCGCCCGACGCCACGATGTAGCGGTCACCGTCGGTGGGGCTGCCGGGCGGGGCGGTCAGATCCCGATTGAGGACGGAGAGCTGGACGAGGCCGTCGAGCAGCCGCAGCGCCTCGTTGTGGGTGACATGCTTCTGGGCCTGCGCCGCGAGAATGTAGGGCAGCAGCAGATGGGTGGTGGCATCGGACATTGGTGTTCTCAGAAGCTGAGGGTGACTGTCTTGGGCATGCCCCGCCCGATCAGGGCGGAGAGCTGGAAGATGCGGACGGTCAGCGTGTTGCCAGACCCGAGCGGCGCGCCCCAGTCTGCGGACTGCTGGGCGGCGGTGTAGACCACGCTGGTGCTGGCGGCGGCCAAGGTTCGCTTGACGGCCGGGCCGTCGAGGATCTCGACCTCATAGGCTTCGACCTCCTCGGCGAGCGGCACCTCGCCGGCGCCCCAGTTGTCGGCCGAGAGGGATCGCGAACGGCGCGTCCAGTGGATCGTGAGATCGCCCGGCGTCTGGGGCTTTCGCCATGGCTGCTCGACATGAGCGACCGAGAACGGCCGGAGCCCCACGCCCTCGGGCGTGAAGCTCGTGGCAACATAGGTCTCATCGCTGACCGGTCGGCTTGCCGGGCCGATGCGCCAGTTCCAGGGAAGCCCGAGATCGGCTTCGGCGATCGGCAGCGATGCGAGGCTCTCGTCCAGCACCACCACCCGCGCGCCAGCGGGCGCCGGATTGCCCATGGCGCCTTCCGTTCCGCGCTGCCCGCGCAAGAGCCGGGTCAGACGATACTGGCCGGGCGCTAGCAACTCGGCCGCACCCGCCTGCACGATTTCCCAGATGCCTGGTGCGCTCTCGACGGCGAGTGCATTGGCGCCGCCGAACAGCGCCAGATCGGTGACGCTTTCGAGCGTGCCCGAGAGCAGATCGATGATCAGGACGTTGCCATGGTCGAAGCGCGAGGTAGGGCCGGAGTAGAAGTCGAATGCCAGCGTGCCGATCCGCGCCCGACCGCCGAAGGTAGTCAGCAGCTCGAAGCCGTCGGTTGAGGGGCTGCGGAACACCGCCATCTCGCCGGGCCATGGAACGGCATGAGCGGCGGCATAGGGCCGATGCGCGGGCTGATCCTCGGTCAGTTGCGGCAGGTCCATCAATATCGCGTCGGGCGCTCCGAACACGACCGGGCGCGTCAGCGAGGCGGCACGCGGATCGCCCGGCGGCAGATCGTAGGTCGCGCGGTCCTGGCGGATCGCCTCCACTCTGCGCGCCTCGGCATCTGCGACGGAGACGAGACGGAACTCGATCTCCCGCCCGTCATGGGCGAGCCGGATCACGTCGGCGGGATCGAGAGCCAGCCGCGAGGGTGGAAGGCGGAAGGCTGCGCTTTCGCGCCCGGTCCAGGCCTCGAGTAGCGCACGACGGCAGCGGCGTTCCGCCTCTTCGGGCGGCACCGCCATCGGAAAGCTCTCCGATGTGATCCGCGTCGTGTCTACCGTGATGCGCCGCGCCTCAACGAGCGCGGCGTCGTAATCCTCGTCGGCGCGGGCGATCTGCCACTTCAGCGCCTGCGGCAGCTCGGTTTCCTGGCTGCGGGTCAGCTCCAGCACGTCACCCTCGCGGGTAGCTACGAGGTGATCGGGGTCGATGGTCGAGACCGACGCCCGGCCACGCATCACGAAACGAATGATCCCTTCGGTCTCCACGGCGTCGAAACCAAAATGCCGCGACAGCGTGGTGATGGAGGCGCGTGGGCTTTCCAGTGCGCCGATGACATATCCCTCGACCGCGCCCCAGAGCCCGGAGACATCAATCCGATCCTCGGGCATGCCTGCCCGCAGGCAGAGGTGCCGCACGAGGGCGGCCAGCGAGACCGCGCCAAGGCGTCCGGTCAGCCAGTGGCCGAGCCGCCAGTTCGGACCGTCGGTCCAGACGCCGGTCAGTTCCGGGAAGAACGGATAGGGCCGTGCATCCCAGGTCCAGGCGGCGCATTCCGGGACATGAACCATCCGGTCGCCATAGACTGAGGACACCGGATTGTTCGCAGCCTCGCCCCACCAGAGATAGCTCGCCTCGAGATAGGCGCGCTGGATCGCATCGTCGCGCCAGCCCCGTGAGAAATACGGCGTGAAGCTCTCGGAGGACTTCGGATCGAAGAAGACGTTCGGCTGGTTGGTACCCCGGTCGATGGCGGGACAGCCGAGTTCGGTGAACCGGATCGGCTTCGACTGCGGCGCCCATGCCGTCGGCGTCGCGCTCTCCACCCCGCCGGGGCGATTGAAATGCTGATTCGACCACCAGGCACGCAAATCCTTGTAGCGGAAGATCCATGGCTTGCCGGCGGCACCATCGGTGATCGGGGTGCGGATCTGCGCCGATCGATCGGCGGCGCTGGCGTAGAACCAGTCGAAACCTTCGCCACCCGTGATGTTCGCCTGCAGATAGGCCCGGTCGTAGATCGCGGGCCAGCCCTCGGCAGCGTCGAGATGGTCGAACCCGTCCCGCCAGTCCGACAGCGGCATGTAGTTGTCGATGCCGACGAAATCGATCTCCGGATCGGCCCAGAGCGGATCGAGGTGAAAGAACACGTCGCCGCTTCCGTCGGCCGGCTGGTGGCCGAAATATTCCGACCAGTCGGCAGCGTAGCCGATCTTCGTGCCAGCCCCGAGAATGGACCGGACATCGGCGGCCAGATCCCGATAGGCCTGCACGGCCGGATAGGTGGATGCGCCCGAGCGGATGGTGGTGAGCCCCGGCATCTCGGTGCCGATCAGGAAGGCGTCCACGCCGCCTGCGGCCGCGCAGAGATGGGCGTAATGCAGCACCATCCGCCGCAGGCCCCAGTCGCCCGATGGGCTGGTCCAGATGACCGACTGGCCCGAGACGCTGAAGTTCGCGGGCGTCGCCGTGCCGAACAGCGCCGAAACCTGCGCTGCGGCGGCGGTCGTCTTGTCCACGGTTCCGGCATAGTCCGCTGCGGGCGAACAGGTGATCCGCCCCCGCCAGGGGAATGCGGGCTGGCCGGTCTCGGCAGCATTGTCGGAATACGGATTCGGCAGCGAGTTGCCGGGCGGCACATCCATCAGGATGAAGGGATAGAAGGTGACGCGTAGCCCGCGCGCCTTCATCTCCTGGATCGCCTGCACGACGGCGAAGTCAGACGGCGTGCCGCCATAGACCGGCCGATCCTGATCGTCGCGGCTGACGAGGAAGGCATTGGCGCGGCTGACGCCGTTGACCGACCAGGACAGAGGCGTCGTCGACTTGGCGGACACCTCGACACCCGGCCGCACCTTGCAGGATCCCGCGCGCAGATCGTCGCCGAACCAGGCGACGACGAGGCTCACGCTCTCGACCGCCGGGACCATGGCCTGCAGCCGGTCGAGCGCCACCACGATGTCGGTGGCATCCGGCAGCGCGTTCAGGTTTTCGGGTTGTGTCGCACCGCCTGCGGATTTGCGGATGGCCTGCGTGGCATAGGTGAACTCACCCGAGGCCGGGATCATGGTGACGGCGCGGGTCAGTCCTTCGGCCGTGTCGGGATCGGCGAGCGGCCGGAACACCTCGAAGGAAAGCTGCGGCAGGCGGTTGCCGTAGCTGGAGAGCGGCAGTTCCTCGAAGACGACATAGGCCGTGCCGCGATAGGCGGGCGTGCTCAAAGCTCCCATCTTCGTGGCCATGAAGGGATCGGCGGTCTGCATCTCGTCGCCCGGATACCAGCGCCAGGTGACCCCGGAGAGGTCCATCGGCTTGCCGTCGGCCCAGATGCGGCCGATGCCGGTGATCGGCCCGTCGCAGAGCGCGACCGCGAAGCTCGCATAGTAGAGATATTCCGTGGTCCTGACCTTGCCGCCGCCGCCACCCTTGCCGCCGCCTTGCGTGGTGGTCCTGGTCTCCTCGCGGAAATCGGTCGCCCAGATGATGTTGCCGCCCATGCGCATGCGGCCATAGAGGCGCGGGATGACGGCGCCCTCCGTCGAGGAGGTGATGCGCAGCGTGTCGAGACGCGCGCCCTCGATACGCTGGGTGGGCGCGAGCGACGAAATGATCCAGCTGTCGACGACCGAACCGATGCTGGAGCCGATGAAGCCGCCGATGGTCGCGGCGCTGACACCGACGATCGCACCGCCGATGGAACCGCCGATGGCGGCGCCGGCGACGCCGAGCACGAGAGTGGCCACTGTCAGGACTTCCTTTTGCGCCGCGCCTGCTTGCGTACGGAGGCGGACGGACGGGGAAACAGGAAAGCGAAGGCGATGCGCCGCCGCCAGACGGAGGAGAGCGGCTCCTCGATGACGCCGAGCCGCTCATAGGCGTGGATGAAGCTGCCGGGGTCGGAGATGATCCCGACATGCTTGGCGATGGCGCGGGGCTTCATGCGGAAGAGGACCAGCGCGCCGGCTTCGGCCGCCGCGGGGTCCACTTCGATCATCATGCGCCGTACGCCTTCGGCCAGCACCTCGCGCGGGCCGATCTCGCCCCAGTCCCGACTGTAGGGCGGGATCGGGAATGGCTCGGGGCCAACCACCTCGCGCCAGACGCCACGGGCGAGGCCGAGGCAGTCGCAGCCCACGCCGCGCAGGCTGGCCTGGTCGTGATAGGGCGTGCCGAGCCAGGACCGCGCCGCCGCGATCACCCGCTCCGGATCGGCGGCTCTCACAGCACGCTCCCGTCGTGCCCGCCGTCCTTCGTCGCGTAACGGAGAACGGCATCCTGGCCGGGGATATGCGGGAAGCCCCGGAAACTGGCGACATTGGCGAACTTCGTGCCACAGGTCTCAATGCGCTTGTCGCAGCCCGCGCGGACGATAAGACCATCTCCCCCGGCGATGGGCCTCACTGGCGCTTCGAGCAGCGTCAGCACGGCGATGCCGTCGGTCAGGTCATGCGCGACGATCTCTGCACGCCGCCCGGCATTGGCGCCGCTGATCCATTCGACCGTACCGAAGGTGAACCAGCCGGCGGCAAAGCCACCGAGGCCGGACGCCGTGAACGTCCGGTCACGCAGGAGGTCGATGACGGCGCCCGTTCCCCTGAAGGCCGATGCGTCCAGATCGACGCCGCAACGTCCGTCACCGAGCGCCGCGTCGCAAGTGGCCTGAAACGTCCGTCCGACCGTTTGTCCGAGGACATGTGCGAGCGAACGAACTTCTGCCATGAAGGCAAGCCGTCCCCGCCGGATCTGGCCGATCGCCCCGCGGCGCATCAGCACACGCTGCGCCGGATCGCTCCAGTTCACCCGCCAGACCTCGACCTCGGCATTGTCCCAGCGACCGTCGAGGATGTCGGTCTCGGTGATCCGGTCGGAGGTCAGCACGCCCTCGGCGTCCTGCGCATCGACGGAGAGATCGGATCCCGAGCGGACCTCCGATGCCGTCAGCCCGCTCTCCGGCTCGAAATCGGTGTTGTCGAAGCTGAGCGTCCGGTCGTGGTCGGTGAAGCCAAAGGTTGCGCCATCCGCGCGCACGATCCGCCACACCCAAGCGAGCGTCGTCGTGCCTTCGTCGAGATGGGCCTGAAACGCGGGCGAGAGAGACTTCACTTCCGCCCCCAGCCGCGCAGGAGCGCCACGGATGCCAGAAGCGAAGACACCACGCCACCAGTCGCACCGGTCAGGGCATAGAGATTGAAGGGCCGGATATCGAGGGTGCCGGTGGCGAGGTCGAAATCCGCCAGCCCGGCCATGGCGAGGCCGGAAGCGGCAAGGCAGGCCAGATAGACGAGGCCGCGTGCGAGATTCCAGTTCATGGACGTCCTCCGATGAGAGTGGTGAGGAATGCAGTGAGACGAGACAGCAGCGTGGGCGCAGCGGGCACGGCCGGGACCGGCATGGGGTCAGCGGCCGTCGGAACCGGCGTCGCCTCCGGGCGCAGCAGCGCCAGCGCCTCGGCCTCGGTCAGCCGCCGCACGGTTCGCGAGAAATCGACTCGGCCATTGCGGTCGACCGCCCAGACCGGAATGGTCCCGGTGGGGTAACGTCCATGGCGGAAGAGGTCGCGCTCGGCCTCGCGCCGGGGGCGGATCGCGGCGGGCTTGAGCCAGCCCATGAAGGCGTCGCTTGCCGCCGCGCGGTTGCCCGCGTTCAGGTGTCTCGTCAGCGCAGCTCTCGCGATGCCGCCGGTGTTGTAGTGGAAACTGACCAGCGCATCGAATTCGTGCGGCTCGAGCGGCACGATCACGGCCCGTCGCACCGCTGCCTCGTAGGCAGCCAGATCGGCCCGGAATACCTTGAACGCCTCGCGGACGCCGGCCTCGAGATCGGCGGGCATGCCACGGGGCATCCTGGACGGATCGGGCGGTCCGGCTGCGGCCGTGTGGCCGATGCCGAAGGTCCAGACCTGTTTCACAT